TGTTGAACATGTGTTAAATTTTGTTTTTTTGCTTTGCGAGACTCCGCACTTTTAAGTCCCGCCAACCTACGTTTTTCGCGGATAGTTTCCTCTTTTACCTTTTTAAATTCAAATCTTCGAATTAAGCTAGGTGACCAAAAATATTCGTCATCACAGTCCAATAATTCGTAGTCATGAATCAACAAATAAATTAACAAAAATGAACAAAATGAACACATTGAATTTTGTTCCAACACGTGTTGATTTTTGTTGAACACTTGTTGAACACTTGTTAAAATTTGTTCGTTATTCATTCTTAATTCATTATCCAAAGCGACGAATGTATATTTTTTTAGTGGCAATTTATAGTCATCTGCTGCGGCTAATTTTTCAATCAATATCCACCACCAAGCATATGAAATCATTCCTAATTCTGAAATCATAGCAGCAATTTTAGGATCATTGCTCGCATTGATGTCATGACTAAAATAGTAGGATTGGTTTTTCGCCATAAATCATCATTCCTCGTCTGCAAATAAAGCCCCTTGTGCGCGTTTACCAGCAATAAACCTTACACATTCATCAATTAAATCTTGCACTGAAATAGCAAATGTACGGTCTGCATACTCTACCGACAACCAATCAGTCTTGAATTTCAGTTCATCAGTTGAGGTTGCATCTTGTATAATGCCTTCAACGCTGACTTTCTCCACCACATCTTCGATAACGCCATACTTAAACTTGAATGACCGTACGACAAACGGGATGTTAAACTCCTCCAGGAATTCAAAGTTCTTTTTCATAATAGCCTGTAGTCGGCTGAAGGCTTGCATGAGTTCAGGTCGTGGATCATCTTTAGATTTAATGGTAAAGACATCTGTCAGGCCTGTAGCAGATGGTTTCTGATAGGCGATATTGATATCGTTATCTGTAATTTGAATCGATTTAACAATCATAATGGACTCCTTTCTTGTTCTACGACTACATATTTACCGGTGGCAGCTTCAACAGCTTGCTTAAACATAACTGCATCAGAGTTTTCATCGGATAAATGAAGCAGTCGAATGTCTTGGCACTTAGTAAGGTCCATAGACTTTAGAAATTTAATAACATTCTCTAACGAAAAATGGGATTGAATTAATCGTTCCATACGTTTCTCATGTAGGCATCCATCGTCAACGCGTTGGTTTAGGATCTCATAAGAATGATTACACTCGACCATGATGTGATTCACATCTTTAAATGTGTACCGACAATAATAGGTGTCGGTAATATATAAGAGTTTCTCTTCCCCATCAGTAATTAAAAACCCAACATTCGGAACATCATGCTCTAATTCAAATGGTAGTATAGTAAAACTGCCAATAGAAAATTGAATCTTAGGCGTTATATAGACCACTTTATGATGTCCTGCAACATAGATAGCCTCAGCCGTGTCTTTTAGCATGTACACACGATGCCCGAGCTTTAATAAGTCAGGTACGGCCTTGCAATGGTCGCCATGTTGATGAGTCACTAATACACCGCATAGATGCACAAAATTAAATCGACAATAGCGCTGTATGTCTTTAAATGCTAATCCTGCATCTAGTAATAATTCATCCCCATTAGTTGAGGTTTTGATTCGGTAGCAGTTCCCTTTTGAGCTACTACCGAATGCTTGAATACTAATCACAATTAATCACCAAACATATGGACGACTTCGCCTGTTTCAGGATCTACGAATTCACTTGTAGGAGTAGGTTCAATATCAATCGTTTCTGAATTTGCGTTATTAGCAATAGTTTCAGCCACATCAGATTGAACGTCGATGGTTTCTCCTTCAAAATCAGGTGTGAGTTCGCCATCATTATCACGGATGACGGCGCCATCTGAGGTGAGAGCATTCGTCATATTCTGCATTTCAACAGACAAAATACCATATTTGCTTAGCAACTGTTTAAGTACGGTTTTAATAGCCATCGCATCAAAGTCAGTTTTCCAAAGTCCAAAACCTTTTTTATAAGTTTGAGAATACTTTTTAGCATGTGCTTCCATTTCTTCTTTACTCATGTATAGATATTGTTCATACCCATTCTCCAATCGGAAATAGGACATATATCCAACAACAGCATCCCCGGTAGGGTCCCCTAATTCGAATTCACCTGTTAGTCGATTCCGTTTCTTTATTTCACCTTCATAGATTTTAATGGCATTAATCTTTTTGTATTTGCCAGTTCTAATGGCTAGCTGAATATACCCTTTGTATCCCATTTGAAATTGGGCTTCATAAATTTTCTTTTTGCCATTATAAAATGGAACAATATAAGCGAAGCCTAAATTTTGATTAATAGGAAGGTCTAGTGTAGCTGCCATAATACCAGCAGTAACTACAGTCGTAGGGTCTGCCTTAGTTAAGAGTTCATTATTATTAGAAACAGAAATCAAACTAGATACAAATGCTGCTGACTTCTTCCCTAGTATTTCATTAAATCGTTTTTTTATAGACTCACTCGATACTAAAGTCTTCAATGATTGAGTTTGTAATTGTGTTTGCGCTTTCGCAATTTCTCCCATTGTGCGCCTCCTATGCTACGTCTTCACATACAGCGTGAATGTTTAATTTTGTTAAGATACTATGAATTTCTAAGCGGCCTTTTTGTGTCCACTTAGTCGTGATTTTTGAATCTAGGCGACCATCACTTCTGCAGAATGTAAAGGTTTCTGACTTGGTGAAACCTTTAGCCATATGTTGCTTGTACAGAATCCATTGATCACCGACCTTACGTTGTAGCCCAGCTTCATGCAAAATTTTATTTAACTCTTGAGCACTAAGGCCATAGTCAGCTGCAATTTGAGTAATCGCTAAGCAGGATTTACTTGAGAGAATTTTATCCACGTAATCCTTAACCGGTTTAAACTCCGCAATCTGCTGTTCTTGTTGTGCTACAATGGCTTTCGTTGCATTATGTGATTCTACCTCATCAGCATATGCTCTAAGGGCTTCAGGCAATGTCTGCGGAATCACCATAGAATAAGAACCGGTTTTTCTAATAGCCGGGATTACATCATGCGTAATCCAACGTTTGAATTCCTTGGCTTCAGGTTTTCGACTTGAAAGCACCAGGCTATATAATCCATATTCATTTACAGTCAATAAATTCTGATTGCCTCCAGGGGTAGGAATTGAATTCGTACCCTTTTCATCTTCATCTAAACGCCCTACAGCTTTAGACGTATCATTAATCCCTAAACATTCGCATACATCTTTTGCTACAAACCATACTTCATTGTCTAACTCCTGGACTCTAACTTGCCCAAAAGAAATGTTATTGAAAACTTGCAATTCGTCCATATCTACACCTCCTTAACCACTAATTGTGGTTCTGATTCGTCAACGATGAGCTTAATAGTCTGACTATTTACAGGAACAAACTCAGTCACCGCTTCAGCGTTATCAATAAACACCGGAGCATTCACTTTGAAATAGCTAGTTAGTGCGTTGATAATATCAAGGCCTACATTAATACGTGCAGCGTTATTCATGCTGCGATATGGAACCCCTTTATAGGTAGTTTCGCAACATTCCTCAACGTTGCCGTTCAACATAACATTAAACATCTTGAATCGTGCTAGTTTGAATCTCGAGTTAATAACATCTTCCAGCATATTGACCTTGCCCTTAACGAATTCATCCATCAGATAAGAGGCTTCATCGAGCTTTGATTTTTCTTCTGCTAATTCAGCCTGTTGACTTTCTAACTCTGCTACACGAGTATCAATCCGTTTAGCCTCTTCGTATTTATTCAATTCAGTTTCAAGGTTAAAGCGGTGTTCTTTCGTTGTAGCAATACGTTTGTCTATGTCTGCAATTTCTTCAGAATGATCTGTATTAGATTCATCGAGTTTCATCTGCAGCATAAACTCTTCTGCTTTTAAATCAGCATATATAGAATCATCATCAAGCACTGGAGCTGTTAGCTGTCCAATCTCATCAGTTATTGTTTGTTTGACGAGTTCTTTCGCCTTAATAAGTGCCTCTAGCGTTTCAACAGATTCTAAGCTAGCATTTCGTTTTTCAATATTTTCAATGTCTTGTTGCTTCAGTTCAATAGACTGATTAATTTCTTCTAATCGCTTAGATTTTCTAAGGTTAAAATTCGTTTCAGCTTTTTCACGTGCAGCTTGAATTTGTTCTGCAGGAAGTTTTTGTCCGCAAGTTGGACAATTTTCATCTATATCCATAACAAATGCATCCTCGTTGACCTGCTGACGTTGATGCATTAACTCGTTAATAGTGCTTTCGATAAGCTGAATATCCCTATTGGATGTATCAAGACGATGCTTAGTATTCTCAACCTTAGAAGATAGATTGTTAAGTTCAGATACAACCATATCGTATTCATTCGACTTTAATGCAGATTGTTTTTTATATTCCATCTGCAGTTCACTTTCACGAGCTATCAATCGACGTTGTACATCTCTAAGTTCCGCTCTAGTATCAACAACCGCATGTCCATTTACTAATAATGCTTTGTCTGCCTCTAGAGTTTCTAGCGTTGTAGTTGCTAAGCTAATCTCCTGAATAAGAACGTCTCGAGGAGTATCAATGGTAGGTTTCCCGCGCAAGGCCTCATCAATTCGAACTGGAATCATATCCAGCTCTTTATTGATGGCGGATTTCTTGGCAGCTACTACCTTTCGATAATCGTCTACACTATGGCCTGATAAGATATCAGTCAATGCTTTTAGCTCACTATATTCTGCAATAACATCCTCATCTGATATATCTCCGCACATTTCCAATAGCAACTTACGACGATTTTGCCAGGAGTACGTTTCATTAAAATACAACGGATTCGTAATTAACTTGAAGATATTCTCATCAACTAAGGAATTTACAATCTCCTTATATTCCTTTTCTTTTTTTGGTACACCGTCTACAAAGTAATCTGTAGTATGCCCTGTCATCGTTACTTCACCACCACGAGGGGATGAATACTTCTCCCGGTACACACGTTTTAATTCAACAGTGCCCCCTTCATCCAATGTAAAAGTGCCTGTGACTTCGTGATTAACTTTATGGATAGGCTCGCCCCTATCCAATGTTTTGATTTCAAAATCGGCTCTGTCTAAGCTATCCTTACCGAATAGCAACCAACATACGGAGTCAAATACAGTCGTCTTGCCGGTAGCATTATCCCCGCGGATAATAACATCACCGTTGAAATTTATAGTAAAGGCTTTCAAGCCTTTAAAATTTAGCAATTCTAATTTTGTGAGTTTCATAGTGATCTCCTATACAACATTAGCGTCCACATCAATGGTATGGGGTTCAATCTTCAAACGATTGGCCCATTTCATCACTGTAGAGTGAATTTTATTGTCTTTTTTTAGTTGTGCATTCGCGAATAACTTCGCTTGCACTAGATGATTAAATTTAGGTTGACCCTTTTTAACCTTATTACCAGTGGCTAGTTCTAAGCATGCAATAGGATTCATGTCATCATCCGTGACAACCACAATTGCTGCTTGTCCTTGAATGACACGGTCACGATATGAACCTACACAGTTCTTCAATCGCTTTCCATATGTCATTAAATCAGCTGCAGTCTTTGGGACCATAAAGTGCATCCCATTCATATCAGCTTGTAATTGAGGTTGAGCGGGCAATATTACATCTCCATATTCCTGCTTGTTGAATATGTTGATTACTTCGTCATGGAAGTTCTTCAACTTGAATCGTTTCTTCCATAATGCCTCTTGGTATTTTGGCTCGAGTTTTGCGTGCATATCCACACAATCTTCTATAACACGAATGTCCTCACCTAATAGCCAACGTAATATAGTAGGTTCACCGCACCGGTTAATTAGTTGTTGCCACATAAACGTTGCATGTGGGCTTTTTAGCCTCATCGCCTTACGTACATCATTAGCATTATGAGCTTTGCTAAAATATGGATCTGTGCCATCAGCTCTAGTACGCTTTAATGTAAGAATAGTGCGCCTGCAATTTTCATCACTAAATAGATTTAATACATCTGACATGTATACGCTTAACGGGTCATCAACCATACGCTTTCGCAAGGCTCTACTATTAGGAGCATTATATGATTGTCTAAGCGCTGCTTGAAAGTTCACACCCTTTCTTGTAGCTACTAGCACATCATCTTCAAAAGGGATATTTGTATATCGATACAAGCAGTAAGCATTGGTCCAATACACGTATTGTTTCATTAAGCTAACAATGCTAGGCATATCAGGTGCCGATAGCTTCAGAATCATATTGAGCAGCATCGTAAAATGGTAGCCGTTTTCTTCCGTAGCGCCTGGTGCTACATATACATCCTTTGTTCCGTATCCGTAAGTGTCCTTCAATCGTTTTTCAAACATTAGCCGTAACGCCTTGAATGTTTTGTTTAAATACTTCCGGTTAAAGTCTGTCATGGCGTATGAATCGCCAAAGAATTTCAGTACCGGCATGATCTCGTTCTCACGAATATAGTCAACAGTCAATTCATGATGGATTCTAAATCTATCAATAAATGTTGCCTTACGTTTCTTGAAGTCAAATCGTAATGTTTCTGTACACATCCCTAAGTCATTTTTTTTGCCATCAAAGAAAAGCTGGATAGCTTGATATCGAATCTTCAAATCCAGGAAATGCTTGTAATTGATAACCTCGACATAAGCCGATACAGGATATACGCTCTCATCATTTATAGAGAAGTAAATTTTATGATCACAAGGATTAGAAGAAGCTCGACAATTTGGACAGGTATAGTATTTCGAACCGGTAACATATCCATTCTGATATGAATATCTACGTTGCCAGCTGCCTCCAAACGTAAATCCACAATCGATATGGTGTATAGTTGTATATTCCGCACCGTAAGGAGCCTCTAGAATTACACTATCGAACATTTTGTGAATATAGGTACTGGATACAATCTCCACAGTGAATACCCCCTTTAATCACCAAACATAGCGAATAGGTCTTCTGCTTCCTTCTCTTCGACAGGTGCAGGCTCTACTTCTATCACTGGCTTTGGTTCTTCTTTAGGCTTAGACTTTTTAGCCGTAGTCTTTGCTTTCTTGCTTTTAGTTTCAGCTTCCTCCGCTTTAGGCTCTTCCTTTTGCTTTTTAGTAGGTTCTACGATTTCACAAGCTTTTACAATAGCATTGGATGCTTTCATGACACCTTCTGTATATGCTATACCTGCTTGGTATTCTTCAGCATTACCAGGGTCAAGCTCGATTGCTTTATGTAATATATCCAGCGCTTTTTTACAAATATCCGCTTGAGCTTTAAATTGTTGTTTAGGCATATTATTCCTCCCCTGCCATTGCGGACTTCAAATCAGTAATAATATCATCTGTCAAAGAGTCACTAGATGGACGAGTAACACCATGCTTGCTAAAAATTGCAAGTGCTTTTTTTGCTTTTACCCCATCTTCGCCCATCCATTCACGGAATTCTTTATATAATGCTTTTTTATCAATCGGTTCAGCGGTTATATCTAATGCTGCATTCTGTTCTGGGGTTTCAATAGTCGCTGGTTCCTCAGTTGGTGTTTCAGCAAGAGTAGGCTCTGCAACCAATTCTGTTGCCGGCTCAACCTTTTTTTCTTTTTTAGCTTTTGTTGGCTTACCTTCGAAATCTGTTACAGGAACATCATCTGCAGGCGCTAGTACTTCATTTTCCAAGATTTTCACCTTACAACCTTCAGCTTCAAGTTGATTTATACCTTCTGCAATCTTTTTACTACTCTTTTGAATTGCTTTCTTGAATGTATCCTCGAGTTTACTTTCTGCTAGTTCAAGACTGGTGCCTGATGTTACTTTAACAATTGGCTTTTCCGACATACATTGGCCTTGGCATTGATGATTTAATCGTTCATTCCAATCTGCTACTTGCACTGCTAGATCATCCAATGTATTAAATTTAATAGTTAAGATATTTTGATTTTCCATGATTTAATCTCCTTTAGAATTGAAATATTAATTCTCCATCAACTAGTTGACCTTCTACAACTTTTGGCATTCCTAGTTTTATCAACTTATCAATGACAGCTCGCTTTTGAGTAATAAAAATGCATCTGCGTTCAATCTGACTCGCCGTCGGTTTAATCACAAATGGTTCGGTCTCCACTGCAGGGGATACACATATTACTCTGTTGTTAATATCAATACCGACCTTGAAATACTCTGGACCTTTAATTTTCCGATAGGCCATCATTGATAATTTGATATAGCTCTTACATGTAACAATAGCAACTTTCATAGCTCTATCATGTTTACCGTTATGTTTATCAAAGAAGCTAAAGTCAAATGTATTTATAGCTGGTTTTGATTTTTTCTTTGCTACAAGTTCAGGCATGATACCTCCTTTTTAGTAACGACTTAATGTGTTACAATTAACTTGGTTATTTAACTAGAGCTCGTATCTCATTGCCGTGAGTACGGGCTTTTTTACATTTATTTTTGATATGTTCGTCGTGGCACCTCTTACACACCCTAATAGCTTTTCGATTTACTTCATCGAATATATAGCTATAGGTATATGGGATAATCCGTACGCCACATTTTGAACAATTAACACGCTTCATATATCACCTCCTAGAACCAAAAGGGCATCAATGCAAACAGAGAAACAAACACCATGAAACTAACCAGCATGAATACAGCCAAAAATAATGCTTGCATTAATGTTTCCATTATTCACCTCCATGTTTAACTACATATAGCAACATGGCACTCGCCCATAATAGCCCTATGACCATTACCAGATCAGGTATGACGAAGCCTTGTACATCTGAACCCTCTAGCAACCCGAACATTATAAGGGACGCTATCATGATAAGTTTATTCATCGTTCACTCTCCTATTCTTGCCTGGCATCGTTTAGCTAACCAGGCATTAAACGAATCTAAATGAATTAAGCGTTTACCGCCACGCTGTCCGATTTTCATGGACGGAAAATCAAAGTCTTCCGCCCATTGGCGAATCACTGCAGGTGCTACACTTGCCATTTCCGCAGCTTCATCGACAGTGATACATAGCTTGCTTCTATCCATTGAGCCCTCCTTATCAACATTTCATTCACTAAAAGGCTACTTATACTTAGGAGTTAATACAGCAATATAATGCGGCGCCGGTTCAACATCATCAGCAGTAATAACAGCGACCACTGTATCGTCATCTTCGTTTTTAATAACTATTTTTGTAAACATATCAGTATTCAGAATTGTATTTTTTGTCATGAGAATCTCCTTCTATTGTTATTTGTTTGCTTTATATTTCGGACAATTAGATTAAAAAAATTTGCTCAAGCGAAAGGTTTGTGGATAAAGCCTTTTTTATTTTGACCGTTTCAGGGAATGTAAAAGGACGCTTGCCATTTAGCTTTTCATTCAATGTTTGATATCGAATCCCTGTTTTATTCGCTAAATCTTTTCGAGTCCACCCCTGTCTGGCCAGTTCCGCATTAAGGTTTGGGTACATAAATTCACCTCCCAACATATAGATATAATTTTTAATATCAGATGTACGATATTTCGTTCATCTTTATGGCTTAATTGTAGCTTTATATTTCGTGCAAGTCAAATAAATTTATATTGAAATTTCGTTTAAATATATTTAATGTTTGAAATTTCGGTTTTATATATTGATATTTCGAACATTAATTGGTATTATACAGATATAGGTTATTTAAATAGGAGTTTCTAAAATGACTCGAGAAGATTATTTAAAAGAGAAAATAAAAGAACAAGGCACTCAGCGTGAATTTGCAGCTAAAATAGGTATGCCACCTTCCACATTATTTTCTATATTAAGAAATGTCGGCGGCGCTTCCATTGATAACATAATAAAAATTTGTAAAGGCTTAAATATAAAGCCTGATGAGTTAGCAGAAATTGGTGAGGAAATTACCATCCCTAGTGAAACCAAAGGATACTACACAAACTCTGAAGCGGCAGAGTTCGCGGAGTACTTACGGACTAGACCCGGTGCACGCATGCTCTTCTCTGCTGCTAAAGATATGTCTAAAGAGGACATGGAGAAAGCGGTTGAATATATAGAACTGCTAAAACTAAAACATAAGTAAATACACAAGGGAGAGTGTTATCGTTGGTTGTAAATTTGATTTACTGCGACTTGCCACATGCCAATGCTGTGTCAGAGGAATGTGAGGATGTAGATACTCATAACATCTACATAAATAAAAACCTCCCTCATGATCGCATGAGAGAGGAAATTAAGCATGAATTAATGCATATTATTAACGACGACTTCTATTTAGACCAACACGTCAATCTAGTTGAGCAAATGGTCCGTCGGACAAGCATCGATGATGCGGAGTTGGAGAACATAGATTTCTACCACCATTACGTATCAGTATTATAAAAAAGGGAGATGTTAACATGAAAAAGACTTTATTAATTACTACTATACTTGCCTTAGTTACGGTTACGGGGCTCGCTAGAACTGAGGTATCTCACGATGAATTTAAGGCCTTAGACGGCCCTAAGGTACTAGTACATTACGATGATGGGAGCACCGAATTACTAGATGAGCAGGAATATCTTGAACGTACTATCAGTATGACAAAAGAACAGGCGGACGATTTACACAAAGTCGATGAAGGTACTAAGAACGCGTTGGCAAAATGGCAAGCTGATAGTGAAATACACCGAACTTCTGAAGAGGTTCAACAAGAACCACCTAAAAAGGAAAAGAAAAAGCACTGGTATGACAATGTACTAGATTCTGTATTTTAAGTAAAAAAAATAAGCCCCCACCGCAGTGGGGACTACTAAAAACTACATACCTAGCCTTAGAGAAAAGGTACTTCATTTTTACTCCAATAACATTATACCACAAAACCTCTAAGGCTTATTTCTTATACCCCAATTTAAGCCAAGGAGGTTATTTTTATGGCTAAAAAACGAACCGATGGACGCTACCAAGTATCCAAAATGATAAATGGTAAGCGTAAATACTTTTATGGTACTACCAAAAAAGCTGCCATAGAATCCATGGAGAAATACGTAAATACAAATCAAGCATGTGCTAATTTCGACGATACTATTTCATTAAACACCTGGATTAATATATGGCTGAATCTAAAGGAAAAGACTATAACCCCTGCCACATATCAAAGCTATACAGGCATTATTAATCGCTATATCAGAGATAAAATCGGTGGCATGAAGTTAGCCGAAATTAAACCTAATACATTACGGTATGTCTTTGAATCAATGGATGGATTATCATCAAGGACTATATCCTACGCCATGACAATTCTAGGATCCATATTAGAGCAGGCGGTAAAAGATGACATCATCCCTAAAAACTACATGAAAAACATAGACCGGCCAAAGCAGATTAAAGTCCGTCATATGGTTACCTTATCTGTAGATGAGGTTAAAAACTTCCTATCCAATATATCTAACGTAGAGCATCATGCACTATTTAAATTAGCATTTGCAACAGGTATGCGACGGTCTGAATTATTAGGCTTAAGATGGTCGGATATCGATTTCAAGAAATCAACTATATCCATTTTACAAACAGCCCTCAAAATCGGATCTACTGCAGTTATATCCAATACAACCAAGACCACATCCTCAAAACGGATAATTGCCATTGATACGGAAACGCTCCAGGAGCTTATGAAGCATAAAACGGTCATAGACAAACGTAGAATTAAAACAATGAACTGGATTAATAATAACCTTGTATTTCCTGGTATAAAAGGCGGTCCTCGTTGTCCTGATGAAGTCAGCAAACTATGTAAAAAATACGCCAATTTAATCGGCAAGCCATCTTTTACTATGCATGGTACTAGACATACCCATGCCACCCTACTCATCGAAAATGGAGCCAATATGAAAGCCATACAGGAACGTCTAGGGCATGCTTCATTTCAAGAAACAATGGATACCTACTCACACGTCACTCCTAAGATGGAAGATGACATCGTGGAACGAATCTCTAAAATATTCTGATGTCAAAATGATGTCAAACCACGCAAGACTTTATGATGTCAAACAAAAATAAGGGCTTACAGAATTACCTGTAAGCCCTTATTTAATCAGCTTGGTGCGGTTGGAGGGACTTGAAC